CCGGCGTGTCAATCAAGTTTGCAGAATAACTCCTGAAAGAAAATCATGGCATTTGACATTTCATCCATCAGCAAAACCAAGCGCCTACGCGCCCCTAAGATTGTCATTGCCGGCCCCGGCAAGATTGGCAAGACAACCTTTGCATCTCAGGCACCCAACGCAATTGGCATCTTGACTGAGGACGGCGCTGACAACGTAGACACAAACGCATTTCCACTTTGCAATTCATTGCAAGATGTTTATGCAGCCATTGGCACCTTGCTGTCTGAGAAGCACGACTATGAATCAGTCTTCCTAGATTCTTTGGATTGGCTTGAGCCTCTCTTGCACCAGCACGTTTGCGACAAAAACAAATGGGCCAACATTGAGGCTGCCGGGTACGGCAAGGGCTACATTGCCGCTGCCGATGAGTGGCGCATCTTGCTCTCTGGCTTAGAGGCCCTGCGCACTGAGCGCAACATGGCCGTCATTCTGATTGCCCACGACAAGATCAAGCGCTTCGAGTCGCCCTTGTCAGAGGGTTATGACCAGTACGTCTTAAAGCTCCATGACCGCGCCAGCTCACTGATCTCTGAGTGGGCTGATGTGATCGGCTGGGCATCCTCACGCATTGTTGTGTCACAGGCTGACGCTGGCTACGGCAACAAAGAAACCAAAGCCAAGACAACGGGTGAGCGCATCTTGCACGTTGAGAACCACCCTGCGCACATGGGCGGCAACCGCTTCAGTCTAAAAAATATGCCTCTCAATTGGGACGCATTTGCCACAGCACTTTCAACAAAAATCTAAGGAATATTTCATGGCTCAATTTAACTTCAACGCCGCATCAGTAGAACCAATGGCCCCGCGCTCATTTGAGCCGCTGCCAGCCGGTGTGTATGAAATGATGATCGTCAAGTCAGACGTAAAAGGCACTCAAGCTGGCACTGGCCATTACATTGAACTTGAGATGCACTGCTTAAGCGGTGAATTCTCTGGCCGCCGCATCTGGGAGCGCCTGAATGTAGATAACACATCTAAGCAAGCGCAAGACATTGCCCAAGCAGCTTTGGCAGCCCTGTGCAAAGCCATTGGCATAGATGACATGAGCGAGACTGAGCAATTGCATGATCAGCCATTTTTGGCATCTGTAGAGGTTGACCGCAAAGACTCCACGCGCAACCGCATTGTGGGTTACAGCCCTGTAGGCACCGCGCCAGCCAAAATAGCACCTAAACCAGCGGCGGCCCCTGCTGCCCCGGCTAAGAAGCCTTGGGGTTGAGATGGCAGCAGTGCCATCATCTCAGCACACCACAGCCAACGCCATCGTGCGTTGGTATGAGGACAAGCCTCAAGCCCACAGGCCGCACATGGGCGCGTCCCTGATTGGCCATCAATGCCAGCGCTTTATCTGGCTGACCTTTCGCTGGGCATTGCAGCCTGAGTTTACGGGCCGCATCTTGAGATTGTTTGGCACTGGCCAGCGGGAAGAGTCGCGTTTGGTTGAGGAGCTGCGCGGCATTGGCGCAGAAGTTTGGGACAAAGACCCAGAGAGCGGTGACCAGTTCCGCGTGAGCGCTTGCGGTGGCCACTTTGGTGGCTCACTTGACGGCATTGCCAAGGGCTTGCCTGAAGCGCCACAGACGGCTGCTGTGCTTGAATTCAAAACGCACAACGACAAAAGCTTTAATGACTTGGAAAAGATCAAGGTGCGCATCTCTAAGCCCCAGCACTTTGACCAGATGACCATTTACATGGGCCTGATGGAATTGACCAGAGCGCTATACATGGGCGTGAACAAGAACACTGATGCTGTCTACACCGAGTGGGTTGAGTTTGACAAGCCACACTTTGACAACTTGATTGAACGCGCCCAGCACTTGATTGACAGAACGTCATCGCCTGAGCCACTGAGCCATGACCCAAGCTACTACATCTGCAAGATGTGCAACTTCCACAAACATTGCCACGGCGGTGTGGCGGCCGAGGCCAATTGCAGAACGTGCTGCTTCTCCTCACCCAAAGAGAACGCGGCTTGGTCCTGTGACAAGCACAAAAAGGATTTAAGTGATCAGGATCAGCGTGAGGGCTGTGGGGATCACTTGCTGATGCCCTCACTGATCCCCTACGCCACGGCGATAGATGGCGGCACTAGCTGGCTTGCGTACAAACACAAAGAAACAGGCACCACGTTTGTGAATGGCACAGAGGCCCTGCGCGAATATGGGCCGCACTTCAGCAGCAAAGAGTTGCACCTTTGCCCCAGCATTTTGTTGCCCGACATGATTGAATTAAAAAAGCAGAATCCTGGCAGCACAGTTGTAGTTGGCGTGGCCGCAAGCTTGTTTGATGACTTGGCAACTGACATCGATGACATCCCCGTCAGGTCTGACCACCCAATTAAAAAAGCTGAGAAGAAAAAGATCAAAGCAGTTGTTGACTCAATGAAAAAGTTCAGTGAGCAATGAGCGGCTGGCGCAAAAGACAGATTAAGGATTTAAAAATGTTTGTAATTGGAATCGATCCGGGCGCACGGGGCGCGGTGGCCATATTGGAGCGCGGCGGCAAGCTTGTTCATGTGTTTGATATGCCAGCGGTGGAGATTATGTCCGGCGGCAAACTTAAGCGCCGGGTGTCACCAGAGATGTTGGCCTCAGAGCTTCGCCTGTATGTAAATCAAGGCGCGGTGGCCGTGGTGGAGCAAGTGGGTGCCATGCCAAACCAAGGCGTGACATCGATGTTTGCTTTTGGTGAGGCATTCGGCCTCGTTAAAGGGGTGCTGGCCGGCCTTGGCATAGTCACCAGCACAGTTACCCCCGGCAAGTGGAAAAAGGCGCTAGGCGTGAATGCTGGCAAAGATGGCAGCCGCGCTAAAGCTGCACAACTTTGGCCATCTCAGGCGCATGAATTTAAGCGCGTTAAAGATGATGGCAAGGCAGAGGCTTGCTTGCTGGCTGAATGGAAACGCTGCAACGCTGGCATTGAATGAACTCCAACCAACCTGACTTTTTTGCCGCTTGGTCAAATGAGGCGCTGGCCAAGTTTGCACAAGCTAGTTACACAAAGATGTGTGAACAGGCAGACCAGATTGAGGCATTGCGGCTGGATAACCGGCTGCTGCAAGACACGTTAAGAAAAATGATCATTGAAAGCGAAAAATGAACCAAAACGAAATACCAATTTATCCGCATGACTTAATGCGAATCTTGAACTTTAAGAGTGTTAACACATTGCGGCTGGCAATAAAAAGGGGGGCCGTGCCGCCCCCTGATGTCAAACTGAGCCAGAAGACTCGCTTCTGGTACAAAACTACTTTACTAAACGCAGGGATTCTTGAGCGCCCTGTGGCATCAGCCAATTTGCCCAATCATCTAACAGTTGTTTCCGTAGGGGCAAATACTTAGCGCGGTTATATCTTCTTGATACATCAGTACCAACTAAGTGAGCCAGTTGGGTTTCAATAACATTTTCTTCATATTGGCGGTCATTAGCCCAAGTTGAGAAAATTGAGCGCCAGCCGTGGCCTGTCATGCGGCCCTGATAGCCAAGGGTTTCAATTAAACGCAAGACAATGTTATGGACAACTGGCTTGTCTAGATTTTTGTAATTGGGGAACACATACTCGCTGCCATGTTCTAGCTCTTTCATGTTGTCAATGATTTTGAGGGCTTGAGTTGACAAAGGCACCATGTGTTCTTTGTTCATTTTCATGTGTTCAGCGGGGATGATGGCCACATCGCCATCGATGTGTTCCCACTTAAGAAACCTCATTTCTTGTGTTCTGAGCGCGGTCAAAGCAAGAAACCGGCAAGCTTGAGCATTCAGACTTAAGCCAAGATTGTCAATTTTTGACATGAACTCTGGCACTTCTTGCTCACTTAATGCTGCCATCGAAACAGTTTTCTTGGTAGAAAATGACTTGTCAGAATTAATAAGCTTGCAAGGATTCATGCTGACCCACTTGCGGGTCAGGGCAAAGTCAAAGACCTGAGAAGAGTAAATCTTAGAGAATTTGACCTGAGATGGAATGCCCTTGTCATTGATGACCAGCAAAGCGCTCATCATCTCGTCTTGACCAATTTGATTAATTGGCATCGCGCCAATTTGGCCGTAGATGTGATTATTTAAAGTTCGTTTGGCTTGCTCAATGTAATTAGCGCCGACATCAGTCCTAGCGTCCCAGTACATCTCACTGATTTCTTTAAATGACTTGACCTTGGCCAAGGGGGCCGCGCCGGCAGTCCTAATAACTGTGCCTTTAAACAGGCTGGCCCTAAATTGCTCCAACCGCGTCCTAGCCTCTTTTAGAGGGA